ACTGACTGATTGTGTTGATTTGCCTTTACTCATAATTCTTTACTTATTAAATTTTCTGATTTAAAGCCTAAGTGGCTTATTTTTTTTAACCATCCTTTTCTGCCACCGCCATATAATCTTTTACATCCAGCGGCTTTAGCAAATGCTTCTAAAGATGGCAACATATTCTCTAACTCCTTGTAGTTACCGCCACAAAACAGCAAGTTCATCGCTGTGTTCTGGGGGAATACCACGAATTCAGTTATCATAGCTGCCTTCTCGGCTGGCCATAAATGGAATATTCCATGTCTTATTTTATCTTCTATATCGTCTATTGTATAGGAATCTTGATGTTTGATCGCTTTTGCTATATATGGTTTACAGCGTTCCCATTCAATTTCCCAGTCTTCTGGTGCTTTTTTGATTGGTGTGACTTTATTAATCGCCTTTTCCATATTCAATAATACTTGCATAAACAGTTAAATTACCAGCGCGATCTGCTTGTACTTTTAAGATATCGCCTTGATGGATAATAATACTTTTACTTAATAGTTCTTCGGTGCTGTAAGCTCCAATCGTAAACTCTTTAAACAGGTTATACACTGTCGCATCATGTGTGACAGTCACAGTAATGTCTGTCGCATTATTGTCATGGTCACATACTAAGATAGATTGAATAATAGAAAAATCATAGTCACCACCGCTAGGCGATGTGTAGAGTGTTACCAAATCTGTGGTTGTGAGTATCACATGAGCTGTTTCTGCTCTTTGTATGTACTGTCTTTGTGAGGATAAATCCATTATCTTTTACCTCTGTTCTTAACATCCAAGCGAATATTACCCACTTGGAAGTCTTGCGTGGTACTGCCTGTCACTGTCATTTGTACTTGTCTTGCTGTAAACCTCGCGTCCGTGTAGCCATCACTTTCGAAAGTAAATGATCCAAAATCCGTTGTAGGGCCTAGTGGAGTGAATTTACCTTTGAAACTAAGGGTGACACCTGGAAGGCTGTTAGCTTCTTCGTCTGGTAGTATTTGATTGCATTGGACATAGTTATCGCCAGTACCAATTTGAATAGGCCCAGAGGTTGCGTATGGAACAGCAGAGCCTAAATTGGGTGAGTTGCCTAGCACAGTTGATTCGTGTTGATAAATAAACCCAGCGTTGTCTGCTGAAGTTGGGAAATCAAAGACACCTTGGTCAACCCAGCATCCTCTGTCTAGCTCACCAATCGACCAGACATTTTCACTATAATTCCAAATGATGTATTTATTGGGAGCGTATTGACTTTCACCACTTGGAAAACCCCACCACAATTCATTAAAGTTAGAGTTGTGACCGCCCCAACAAGATTTTTTACCTGGCACATTAAGTTGATCGTAAACATAATCATGCACTTCGCATGGTATTTCTCTAACAGTACCATCGTAAACAAAGATGGAGTTTTCACCCATCCATGATAGAAAGTTACCAGTTGGAACAATGGTTCTTACACTCACCGCTTTACAGTTAGTACCAGCATCTGCAATACCATAAACAAAGGGTGAACCTGCATAGAACATTCTGCTGATACCAGTGTCACTAAAGATAATGATGTCGTTACCAAACGAAGCTGCAGCTATAGCTCGACCACCTGTAGGGATTTGTAAATCACCTGCGGTGTTGGTTGCTTTAGATGTCCAGTTGGTGTTGTCTTCTCTGTTAGACCAAGCAATCTTTCTTGGATCTCCGCCTGATCCTATGGCAACCAAATGTCTTTCGTTGGTCACAATAATAGCTTGGTTGCCTGTGGGTGCGTTAGCCACAACTGTTGCTATGGTATCGGCTGTACTACCTGAGTTTGGTCTCCACTTATAAATCTTGCCATCACCAGAGAAACAGAAGTTGAGGTGTTCACCCCAGTTGTCAAAGGAGAAATGACCTGAATCTAAAGGCAATCCTGATTGTGAACGCGCATCACCATAGTCTTCTACATTGTAATGGTATGCACCATAACCAAGAGGGTCATTAGAGGCATCATTCACAAAGCCGACTGGCGTGATATCAGTCCAGGTGTTGTCGTATAAAACATAAACTTTTTCTCTTGTACCAACCGCTAGTATGGGTTGACCTAAGTTATCGTTGTAGGCGTACATCCCAATGGGTGCGCCATCTAGTGCTGTTTGTTTGAGTCTTGTCCAGCCACCAATAGGTTTTAGGTAGCCATTTTCAAAGCGTACTAAATTCCCGTCAACCCAACGTCCTTTGTTGGCATAATCAGTTCCGTTTTTGACTATACCTGCGGGGGGTGTGATTGGGAATAATGCCATTCACTTACGCTACTAAAGTTTTAGTTTCGCTTGTTGGATTGATTTGACCTGCAATATTTGCATCAAGATTATCTTTTAAAGATTGTACCTCTTCTTCACCCATTGCACTCTCGACCCAACCTTGCACCTCTGCTGAAGTTACGCTATCAAAGTCTATAAAATCTGATAGGTCTGATGTGTCTAATCCTTGAGTGCCATAAACGTATGCTGTGTAGGGATAGCCCTCTGCATCTACTTGTGTGTCTACAGCGTTCAGTATCCAGTGTACGTTATAGATAACGTCAGTTTGTCCTTCTTCTGTTGGGTATACGTCTACAGTGTTGACGTTCCAGTTATATGATATTGCCATTTTATTTTTCCTCTTTGGTTATTAGCTTTCTAGGGCTGTGATTCTTGCTTCTAGTTCTTGGATTGTTTTGACGAGCAGTGGTACGAGTTTGCTTGGGTCTATGCCTTGATATTTAGGATTACCATCTGCATCAACCGCATCTTTTTCACCAATAACAGCTTCAGGCACTATATCTTGTACTTCATGTGCTAAGAAACCATCCATTGTTGTGTCTGCATCTTTAATAAAGTTAAAGCGTGAAGGTTTGAGTTGTTTTAGTCTTGTGGTTGCATCCCAGTCCGTTACTACATTTTCTTTAAGTCTGTAGTCTGAAGCACTAGCCCAAACTGTTGTGCTGCCAGTTGTATAAACTTGTCCTACATAAGTTCCATTAGAAAAATAATAATGAAAAACTTGAGTGCCACCACCTGTACAGTTTATTCCCATACCAGAACCTCCAGATTGGAAGGTAAGATACGCAGCATAGGCTGTACCAGCGGATGTGACACCCAGTCTAGGAGTTCCAGGTGTTTGCCCAATTCCAACATTTCCAGAGCTATCAATCCTCATGCTTTCTGAATTTTTAACATTAAACTTAATGGCTGAAGCTGCTCCACCCCACCCATTATCATCGGCTTTTAATACTATTGCATATGAGTCTTGCGTTATGTAACTTGGAGAATTTGTGCTGTTTGAAAGATGTATTTGATTAACGCCAGTATTAGTTTCTACAGTTAAAGCATTTTGATCTGCACTATAAACATGAAGCTCTGTTGCTGGGGCTGTAGTACCAATACCCACGTTGCCAGAGCTATCAATCCTCATGCGTTCTGCACCTGCAGTAATGAGCTGTATCCTGTCTGATTCTGGCAAATTAATACCTGTATTTGTATCGCCTTCGCAGTTAAATGTTGGTTGTCCTGTAGAACCTGCTCCTGCTGAGATTCGTCCTGAAGTTTCAATTAGATTTCCAGAAGTTCCTGAAGTCTTACCTACTAATAAATGTCCATCACTCGCAATCCTCATGGCTTCAGAGGCATTTGTTGTAAACACCATATTATTGTTGCCATGGTAATAAAGAATATTACCTATATCATCATCCCCAGTGTCTCCAAACTTAATATATTGAGCGTCGTTTGTGCCACCCATAAAGTTTATGTTTCCGCTTTGAATTGTTAATTTTTCTGAAGGCGAACTAGTACCAATACCCACGTTGCCTGAAGAATCAATCATCATTCTCTCATTTTGAGCTGTGTAAAAATCTAAAGATTGGTTAGTACCATCAAACTTAACCCCTGACCTTACTTCTCCACTTGTGCCACCATTGTAAGAATAAATAAATTTATCATTTGTAAATCTTATATTGTTAGCAAACTCAACATTCTCAGCACTATCAATAGTAATAGCAGTAGCATCGGCATTATCGTCAATACCAGTTGATGTAAAACCTGTAAGAGTACCAACGCTAGTAATATTAGGTTGAGCTGCTGTTGCTAGTGTTCCTGTGATAGAAGTGTTTGCAGTTAAAGTAGTAAAAGTACCTGCTGCTGGAGTAGTGCCACCAATGACAGAACTATCTATAACTGCTCCGTCTAAGTTAATTGCTACCGATGTACCAGTTGCACTAAATACTGCATCTAGGCTGTCTAAGTCTGTGTTGAGCTTAGTACCCCAGGTATCGGTGGATGCACCGACCTCTGGTTTAGTAAGATTAAGATTAGTAGTAAATGTATCTGCCATAAAAAAATTCCTTTAAGCTGCGTCTTGTTTGCCTAATGTTGTCCAGTCTGTTGATGAATTGGTTTGCTCTGTCCATGTACCGCCAGTTGCGGTTTGATCTGTCCATGTTTCAGCTGGAACTATAATGTCATTCCATTTTAAACCACCAACAGCAGAAAAACCACTTGTTTGTTCAATGGTTGCTGATACAAAGAATGTAAGACCGCCCGATGCAGTCATATTGCTTGTTTGAGCTATAACTGAATCAGCTCCAATAATAAATCTTCCTGTCGCGGTAAAGTCTGATGTTTGCTCTGAGGTTGCTTGACCTAGTGCTATACGCACACCGCTTGATGTAAAGTCTGATGTTTGTGCAATGGTTGCTACACCATCTAAAATAATTAAACCTGTTGCTGAAAATCCAGATGTTTGTGCAATGGTAGCCGAGCCAAGATTAACTATGTGGCCCGTAGAGATAAAGTCTGATGTTTGTGCAATCGTGGCTTCTCCACGATCTATCTGTCTTGCTGTTGCAATGAACCCAGATGTTTGAGCTATAACCGCAGATCCTAACTTAACAACTTCGGCTGTCGCGTCAAATCCAGAGGTTTGTGCTATTGTCGCTGCCCCTGGTTTAACCAGTAAGGCTGATGAAGTAAATCCAGAAGTCTGCGCTGATGTTGCTTCACCTTTAACAAACTGTATTCTACCAGTCGCAGCAAAGCCAGATGTTTGAGCTAATGTTGCGGATGCAACTTGATACTGCGGAGTGCCGTAAGCGGCAACCCCGTAGTTATATGCTCCATAGCCTACTGAGGCCATGGTATTAAGCTAATGTAATGTCTAAGTCGCCAGCGTCAAATCTGAATACATCACCACTTGAAACTGTCTTAGATGCAGTTAATGCTGCCCAAGCCATTAAGTTTCCACTAGATGCTGCGTCAAAAACTCCAACATGAGTCACAGTTCCCCATGAGCCAGTTGCAGTTACAAATTCTACTGCTGCTCCATTGGTTGCTTCTGTGGGTGAAGTTCCAGATACAGTCATAGCTGCCATACTTTTTCTAGCGTAAGATCCGCCAGAAACTTCAGTTCCGCCACCTGAATCAGATGGTGCTGCTGTATATAAACCAACATACAATGTTCCTGGT